TAACGATAAGATTACACTAGACCAGCGTGAGGGCTGGGCGTGGGATAACGTGGATGACTTCAAGAGGGTGACTGATGACCCTTATACAAACAGGTACTGGCTTGAAGCTGACAAACCCTTTCAGTTTCTAGCGTGGTGTTATGAGTTCACAGGTCTGGTACGTGAGGGCTGGGGCTATCAGTCTCGCTTGCCTGTATCTGCTGATGGTAGTTGTAATGGACTACAGCACTTGTCTGCTATCCTACGTGATGAGCGTGGGGGCAAGGCTACCAACCTGATACCCTCTGACCAACCACAGGATATCTATACTGAAGTAGCAGAGACTACCAAGAAACTAATCATGGCTGATGACACAGAGCTAGCAAGGCAGTGCCTACAGTTTGGCATCGACAGGAAGATAACCAAGCGTCCTGTTATGATTGTACCCTACTCTGGTACACGTCATGCCTGTCGTGATTACATACACGAGGCTATCACAGAAAGAATAGAAGAGGGTCAGCCTGATGTATTCGGAGATGGTGGCTTCGTAGCCAGTAACTATCTATCCCTACATGTGTGGTCTGCTATCTCAGAGGTAATTCAATCAGCAAGAAAGGTAATGGATTACATTAAGGAAGTGGGCGATGTGTACTCAGAACACAACACTCACATGGAATGGCTAACACCTACGGGCTGGTTAGTCCTACAAGACTACAACGATACAGAAACTAAGCGTATCAAAACACATATCAATGGCAGCATACTTAAGATGTCATACCTACAGGACATTGAGGGCAGTGTGAATAGGAGAAGGACAGGGCTAGGTAGTAGTCCTAACTTTATCCACAGTCTTGATGCTGCTGCCATGACCAAGACTATCAACAAGTGTAAGGCTTCAGGTATAACAGACTTCGCAATGGTACACGACAGCTACGGAACACACAGTAGCATGATGCCTCTGATGTCTGAGATACTAAGGCAAGAGTTTGTTGATATGTATGAGAAGCATAATGTCTTGACAGAACTGAGAGACCATGCTATCATAACTCTGGGTACTAATGACGTACCTGAACCACCTAGCGTAGGTAATTTAGACCTTCGTAAGATACTGGAATCACAGTACTTTTTTGCGTAGTTTCTAAAGTACCACTCTAGCCAATTAAAGACTTAGCGTTAAGGAGATTGCTAATGAAAGTTAAACTAAAAGGTACTGCTTCGTGGGCAAAAGTATTTGAACCAGATACTAAGTTCACTCCCGAAGGAGTTTATTCAATCAACGTATCTATCCCTGAGAAAGATGCAGCACATGTATGTGAACAGCTTGATACCCTGATGGCAGAGTATACAACCAAGCTAGTCAAGGAGAAGCCACAAGTAAAAGCTTCCCTGTCCATGCGTCCACCCTATGAAACTGAGTACGATGAGGATGGTAACACCACAGGTAACCTGCTATTCAAAGCAAAGATGAAAGCATCAGGTACTACAAAGACAGGCAAGACGTGGCAACGTAAGCCTGTGGTTGTAGATAGTAAGCTTACACCATTGAGCAAGTCTACCCTAATTGGTAACGGCTCTACTGTTACAGTAGCTATTGAACCAGCACCATACTACATGCCTTCTACTAAACAGGCTGGAGTATCTCTACGTATGGTAGGTGTTCAGGTTATTGACTTAGTAGAATATCAGGGAGCATCTAATATCTTTGATGAAGAGGATGGGTTTGTATCCGATGCAGTAGCAAAGGATGATAACTCTGAGATGTTCAACGATACTGACACTAATGTGACAGACGATGCCGAAGGGGACTTTTGAGGAGAGGGTCATTGATGACCTGAACGTGCGTGATGTTCCATATATGTATGAGCCAGAGAAGCTGGCCTACTATGTGGAGCGTCACTACGTACCTGACTTGAAGGTTGGTACTATGTATGTAGAGTTGAAGGGATACTTCAGACAGGATGCACAACGAAAGATGAAGGCTGTTAAGGCACAGCATCCAGAGTTGGACATCAGGTTTGTATTCCAGAAAGCAAGTGCTACTATACAGGGTGCTAAGAAAAGGAAGGATGGTTCAAAGATGACCTGTGCTGAGTGGGCAGACCGTAATGGTTTTGTCTGGAATGAGGGCAGTATACCAGAGGAATGGTTATGAGTATTATAGATGTTACAGAAGAGATTGTATCTGAGATAGACTTGAACGCTGAGTTCAACAAGGATGGCTTACGCTTCTCTGTCTATGTAGATGAGGCAGAGATACATGAGCATGTTGACTACGTGGACATGGCATACCTGATGGTACAGGATGAGGAACAGTACCCACCTGAGGTACTAGCCACAATTCGTAAGGGTCTTGCGAGGATGGTAGACATTCTTGAGGATGCTGAGTTAGATGGAAGAGAGTGAGTTCCTAAGACATACTCCCTGTGAGCATTGTGGTAGCAGTGATGCCAACAGTTTATATACTGACGGACACAGCTACTGCTTTGCTTGCGAAACGTACACACCAGCAGACAAGGAGAAGGAGATTGTAGTTGCTATGGAAGCACATGATACTGTATTCTTAGAGCAGTCTTATAGAGACCTAAAGAAGAGAGGCTTGACCAAGAAGACCTGTGAGTTTTGGGGCTATGGTATATCTGAGTACAAGGGACGTGCTGTTCAGGTAGCTAACTACAGGAACAGAGCAGGTGAACTTAAGGCTCAGAAAGTACGTATGCCTAACAAAGACTTTAATGTTATAGGCAACATTAAGGAAGTAGGTTTATTTGGTGAGCATCTTTGGAGAGATGGTAAGAGTGGAAAGTTCATTACTATATGTGAGGGTGAGCTAGATGCTATGTCCCTATCACAGGTGATGGATAACAAGTGGCCTGTTGTTTCTCTACCCTCAGGATGTACCTCTGCTAAGAAAGCAATAGGTAAGTCTATTGAGTGGTTGTCTAAGTATGAGTATGTCCTACTCATGTTTGATACAGACGAGGCAGGGCAGAAGGCAGCAAAGGATTGTGCCTCAGTACTACCACCCAACAAGTGTAAGATAGCTACCCTTCCTATGAAGGATGCTAACGAGATGCTGGTTGCTGGTAAGGTAAAGGAACTGGTTGATGCTGTATGGGAAGCCAAGACTTTCAGACCTGATGGTATCGTAGCAGGTACAGATGTGTGGGACATTGTAACTGAGGATGACAGTAAAGACTCAGTACCCTATCCATACATAGGTATGCAAGATAAGACAGGTGGTTGTCGTAGAGGTGAGATAACTACAGTAACTGCTGGCTCTGGTATTGGTAAGTCACAGCTTGCTCGTGAGTTTGCTTACAATCTCATATCAAACGGTAGGACACTAGGTTACATTGCTCTTGAGGAAAGCGTCAAGCGCACTGCCTTAGGTCTTATGTCTATTGAGATGAACAAACCTCTGCACCTACACAACAACACTGTATCTGAAGAGGAGATGAAACATGCCTTCGATGCTACACTTGGAACTGGTAGAGTATATCTTTATGACCATTGGGGTTCTACTGATAGCGATAATCTACTTGACAAGATAAGATACTTAGTACATGGTTGTGGGTGTGAGTACATTATTCTTGACCATATCAGTATCGTAGTCAGTGGACTAGAAGGTGGTGATGAGAGGAGACTTATTGATAACACAATGACACGCCTACGTGCGTTGGTTGAGGAGTTAAACTGTGGCCTAATACTAGTGTCACATTTGAAGCGTCCCTCTGGTGACAGAGGACATGAGGATGGCGCACAGACTTCACTCTCCCAGCTACGTGGTTCAGCAGCAATCGGTCAGCTTAGTGATATGGTGATTGGATTGGAGCGAGACCAACAAGACACAGACAATCCTCACGTCAGCCACGTAAGAGTTCTGAAGAACAGGTGGTCAGGCGAAACAGGACTATGTTGTTCCTTGTTATACGATACTACTACAGGACGTATGGCTGAGACAATCTTTAATGAAGATGAGGATGACGTAGAATTTTAACTAGCTACTGCGGAGACAGAGCATGAAACTAATATTTGATATAGAAGCAGACCACTTGCTTGAGCAAGCAACTACTGTACATTGTATCGTGGCTATTGACCCTGATACAGATACAGTATACACCTTTGAACCAGACAGTATCAAGGAAGGCTTGTCGTTCTTAGCTAGTGCAGAAGAGTTGATAGGTCATAACGTAATTGATTACGACTTGCGACTACTAAAGAAACTGCATGGGTTTAAGTACGATGGCATAGTGCTTGACACTCTGGTATACTCTAGAACTATATGGCCTGACATTAAAGAGATAGACTTTAAGCTGGTCAAGAAAGGTAACTACCCTCAGAAGTTAATAGGCAGTCATAGCCTGAAGGCTTGGGGGTTTAGACTAGGAGAATTAAAAGGTGATTTCGGTAGCGATATTGAGAGCTTTGGAACTTTCTCAGAAGAGATGTTGCAATACTGCATACAAGACACAAGGGTTACTACCAAGTTGTATCACAAAATTCTGGCAAAAAATTTTAGCCAAGAAGCCCTTGACCTAGAGACTGAGTTACATACTCTGCTCTTACAGCAAGAGGAGTTTGGTTTTTCTTTTGATACAGAGAACGCACATAAGTTGTACTCTAGGCTTGCCCAACGTAGGTACGAGATTGAGGAAGAGTTACAAACTATCTTTGAGCCTACCATAGTAGAGCTTAAGACTAAAACAAAAACTATTCCATTCAACCCTGCATCACGACAGCAGATTGCTGACCGACTGATGAAGAAAGGATGGAAGCCTACAGCTTTCACCAATACTGGTGAGCCTAAGGTTGACGAGACCACGCTTGCAGGTATTGATTTGCCAGAAGCAAAGCTACTTAATGAATACCTCTTGCTTAATAAACGCATTGGTCAGTTAGCCACAGGCAAACAGGCTTGGCTTAAGATGGAGAAGGGGGGAAAGTTACATGGTAGAGTTAATCACATGGGTGCTGTAACGTCACGCTGTACGCACAGCAATCCGAACATGGCTCAAGTGCCTAGTGTTGGTGCGCCGTTTGGTGAGGAATGTAGGAGTTTGTTTCATGCACCCTCAGGTTACTCCCTCTTGGGTGCTGATGCTAGTGGCTTGGAGCTTCGCTGCCTTGCTCATTACATGGCTGCTTATGATGATGGGTCTTACGCACATGAGGTAGTTAGTGGCGATGTTCACACCATCAACCAAGAAGCTGCTGGCCTACCTACTCGTGCCAACGCCAAGACATTTATCTATGGATTTTTGTATGGTGCAGGTGACGAGAAGATTGGTAAGATTATTGGTAAGGGTTCATCAGAAGGTAAGACAATTAAGAACAAGTTTCTTAAACAACTACCTGCCCTTAAGTATCTGAGGGATGCAGTATCCAAAGCTGCTAACGATAGAGGCTGGGTCAAGGGACTGGATGGACGTATCATTCCTATCCGACACAGCCACGCTGCACTAAACACTTTGCTACAAAGTTGTGGTGCTATAATCTGTAAGACTTGGTACGTGTTAATTACTCGTGCTATCAAGGAAGCAAACTTGGACGCTCAGATTGTAGCGTTCATTCACGATGAGGTACAAGTAGTAGTAAAGAAAGGTCAGGAAGATGAAGCAGGGAGACTTATTCAACGATGTATGCGAGATGTCCAACAACACTTTGAGTTCAGATGCGAACTCGACAGTGATTACAAGTATGGACGAACATGGGCAGACACGCATTGATGCAGTCACCTGTGAAGTGTGTGACACTACCCAACCTGTAGGTAACTTTGAGATATCTGCGACAGGTTCTATACGCAGAACGTGTAACTCGTGTAGAACAGGACAGGCAAAAGTCACAGCACAGTTAAGAAAAGAAAATAAGTACCCCGATGAAGACTACGCTTGCCCTACTTGTGATAGGACTATGGAAGAGTTACAGAAAAGGGGGCAGCCCATGCTGAACAAGTGGGTACTAGACCACTGCCACATAACTAATACATTCAGGGGTTGGTTATGTAATAGCTGTAACTCTGCACAGGGTAGATATAAAGATGACCCAGATAGATTACTAAAGGGTTACCACTATTTAATGGAGCATAGAAAAAAACATGGACTTTGATTTCTTTTTTAAGATGGTATGTACTATCAGCTTTGCTGGTGTTACTCTATGCTTATGTATCAAGTGGATAGTAGAAGCATACCTTGATTACTTACAAGTAATAACAGGTATCAAGGTGATTACACTTGCTCAGATGCAAGAAGTACAGGAAAGACAGGAGATAGATGATGACCCTTTTGCTCATTGATGGAGACATAGTTGCCTATAAAGCAGCAGCTTCAGCAGAGACACCTATTGATTGGGGTGATGGATTGTGGACACTACATGCCCACGAAGCTGACGTATCTATAAGAGTAGATGAACAGATACACAAGCTAACTGAAGAAGCTCCTGTCAAGGATTGTATTGTAGCCTTGTCAGATAAGGATAACTATCGTAAGAAGATAGCTACTTACTACAAAGCTAATCGCTCCAATGTACGCAAGCCTATGCTATTAAACTTTGCAAAGGAGTACATGCACCAACAGTACAACACTATTATATACAAAGGATTAGAAGCAGATGATGTCTTGGGGATATTGGGTACTGCGAATACAGATACTATTATCTGGTCTGAAGATAAGGACTTACTTACTATACCAGCAAAGCACTGGATTGATGGTGAGGTTGTGGAACAAACTATGGAACAAGCAGACCGTATGTTCTACTATCAAACGCTTATCGGAGATACTACTGATAACTATAAAGGCTGTCCTAAAGCTGGTCATGTTACTGCCACTAAACTTCTTGACAATGATTGCTCATGGAACACAGTGGTTACTGCATTTACTAAACAAGGTCTATCAGAAACTGTAGCTATTGAGCAAGCACGACTAGCACGTATCCTACGCAATGGTGAGTACGACACAGATACAGGAGAGGTAAAGTTATGGACACCCTAGAGCAACCCCATGAAGATATGGTGAACAACCCACCACACTATGCTGGTAAGATTGAGACTATTGATTACATTGTAGATGTACTAGGTGAGTGGGAAGCTGTCAGCTACTGTCATGGTAACGTACTAAAGTATACAGGCAAGAGACTATTCAGTAAAGGCAATCCGATACAGGATGCAGAGAAAGCTATCTGGTATTTAAACAAGATGGTTGAGTTAATGAAAAACACACAAGGGAAGAACTGGTAATGAAAGCGAATGAAGTAACATTTAGAGTAGATAGATATAACATGGATGGAGAGATTGATGGATACACTGAACATGTATTCCAGACAGAAGGATGTCTTCAGGATATGGTAGATAACTTCAGGGACTTTCTAGTAGCCATGACCTTTAGCTATGTTACAAACGTGATAGCTGTCAAGGATGGTGGGGGAGAGGTATCCTCAGAATGAAGGTAGTACTAGTAGACCACATGGGTAATGACCTGACTGTAGTTAATGCTGCCAGAGTATCCTTTGGTAAACACGTAGATACCTTCACTGATAAAGATGAGAAGCTTATCCAGTACCTAGCCAAGCATAATCATTGGTCACCCTTCGCACACTGCTTCATGCAGTTCCGAATCAAAGCACCAATCTTTGTGGCTAGGCAACTGGTCAAGCATCAGGTAGGGTTGACATGGAACGAGGTATCTCGTAGGTATGTTGACGATGAGCCAGAGTACTACTACCCTACTGAGTGGAGAGGAAAGCCTACCAACAGTAAGCAAGGTAGTTCAGGTAAGGCTAAGTCACAGTATTTTCCTAACAAGTATGCACAAGATATCTGTGAGCTAGCCCATGTTAATTATCTGAAGATGATACAGCAAGGGATTGCACCAGAACAAGCACGTATGATACTACCACAGAACACGTACACTGAGTGGTACTGGTCTGGAAGCCTGATGGCTTTCGCTCGTGTGTGTGAACAGAGGCTTGACCCTCACAGTCAGGAAGAGACACGAACAATAGCAGGTTACATTGATGAATACATCTGGTCATTGTACCCACATAGTTACCTAGCAATGAAGGGACAACAGAATGAAGTTTGAAGAATACCAGAAACGTGCAACAGCTACTGCAATTTACCCAGCTAAGTTTAGTGTACTATACCCTGCTTTAGGATTAGCAGGTGAGGCTGGTGAGGTAGCTGATAAAGTAAAGAAGATTGTCAGAGATAATAAACAACTGGTAGATGAACGAGAAGAACTAGCTAAAGAGTTAGGAGATGTTCTCTGGTATATTAATGCTATGGCAAGAGACATTGGCTACAGCCTAGAGGTTATAGCTGAGATTAATTTAAATAAACTAGAAAGTAGAAAAGAGCGTGGTACTTTGCAAGGAAGTGGAGACAATAGATGAGAAGTAACCATCTACCAACAGACTACCAAACCTTCATAGCTACAAGTCGTTATGCACGATGGCTAGAAGATGAAGGTAGACGTGAGACTTGGGGAGAGACAGTCGCACGATATATTAACTTTATGGGTAGCAAGGTAAAGCTACCTAATAAAACATGGGATGAGCTAGAAGATGCTATCCTGAACCTAGATGTTATGCCATCCATGAGGGCATTGATGACAGCAGGTGACGCAGCAGAGCGTGACAATACCTGTATCTATAACTGTAGCTACCTACCAGTAGACCACATACGTTCCTTTGATGAGGCTATGTTTATTCTACTATGTGGTACAGGCGTAGGGTTCTCAGTAGAACGTCAGTTTATCAGCAAGCTACCTGATGTACCTGAAAACCTAGATTACACTGACGATATAATCGTAGTCAAGGATAGCAAAGAAGGCTGGGCTAAGTCATTACATAAGCTAATGTCACACTTATATGCAGGGGATATTCCTAAGTGGGACACATCTGCTGTTCGCCCTGCTGGTGCTAGGCTTAAGACATTCGGTGGACGTGCCTCAGGTGCTGAACCACTAGAGGACTTGTTTAAGTTTGTGATAGCTAAGTTCAAAGCTGCTGCTGGACGTAAGCTTAACAGCCTTGAGTGTCACGACATCATGTGTAAGATTGGTGAGATTGTGGTAGTAGGTGGTGTTCGTAGGTCAGCTATGATTAGCTTGTCTAACCTAAGTGACACACGCATGGCACATGCTAAGTCAGGCTCATGGTGGGAGAACGAGGGTCAACGTGCGTTGGCTAATAACTCTGCTGCTTATACTGAGAAGCCCGACATGGAAACATTCATGCGTGAGTGGTTATCTCTAGTAGAGAGTAAGTCAGGTGAGCGTGGTATCTTCAGTCGTGTGGCTGCTGACAAGCATGTGGAAAAGAACGGCAGACGTGAGACAGGACACGAGTGGGGTACTAACCCATGCTCTGAGATTATCCTACGTCCTTACCAGTTCTGTAACCTAACTGAGGTAGTAGTACGTGAGAGCGATGACTTGGAAAGCCTGAAGCGTAAGGTACATCTTGCTACTATTCTAGGTACTATTCAGTCTACCTTTACTAAGATGCCATACCTACGT